AAAAAATCCATAGCTTTTTGTTGTTCCTGAGTAACGCCCGGTCTCAACTTGATCTCGTCGTAATATTTACTCTTGGTTTCCTCTAAAAAGCTTTTGGCTTTTGCAACTTCTTCTTTAAACGCAAGTTTCTTTTTGCGTATATCCCTTTCTTCATCGATGTCTTCGTCATAGTCAAAATCTTCTAAAAGAAGTTCAACGTCTGAATTATCTAAGTAGGGTTTATTCTTTTTATAATACTCTTGTAAAAGAGTTTTATCGTCTACATTACTGTAATCAGCATTTAGACGAGTGTAATCTTCTATTGTCCCACCTGTTTCTTCCATAAATGAAACTAGCTTTTCAATATTATCTGGCAATGGTTTACCTAATACTTTTTCATCTCTTATAGCTTCTTCAACTTCTGCTTGAACTTGTTTAACCTCAGCTTCTGTTACTTCTTTGATCGGAGAAAACCCTTCAACATTCTCGTTGGACTCTTGTACAGGTTCTCCCATCTTTGTGCTATCTCCGGATGGTTTTTCCACAGATACCTCCTTTGTTTCTCCGACTTGAATGGCATCTTGTTCTTCTTTTTTAATTTCAACTTTAGTAACATTGCTTTCTAGCTCTACTAAAGGTTCTTTTGGATTAACATTTACTTTTGTAATGTTGTCTTTTGTTTCGGTTAATTTTTTAGGTGTTGTTTTCTTTTTAATTTTAAACTCACCTTCCTGTTTAACAGGTTCATTTGTTTTTACTTCTGACATAATATAATATAATTAAATAATTAATGGTTTAAACAATAGGCTGCTCTTCTGCTTCTTGTTCAAAATTTATTGGCATCATTTCGTTTTGCCTTTGTGTTATCATTTTACTTTGCTGCGTACCTTCGATTTTTATACGCTTATCTTTTCTATCTTCAATCATTTTTTCTTTAGAACCAATGGCCTGCATATCCATTTCTTTTAATTGTTTATCATAAAAGAATCTTTGCTGCATTCTTTGAAGTTCTAATTGATTTTCAGTTTCAAGCTTTTGAATCTCCATTTGGTTTCTGGCTTGTTCAAATTGAACTTTTGTATTAGTCACAGCTTCTTGTTTTTGAACTTCAGCCATCGCTGTTCTTTCAGCTGTTTGAGCTTGAGCATCAGCTTGAGCTGCTATATTAGCTTGTTGGTTTTCTATGTCTTGTGCCTGCTTTTGCTTACGCTTTATTTTAAGCATTTGATTAGCAAGTTTAAGATTTTTAATTTGTCTTAAATCTATAGCATCTTCAAGATCAATACCGCCTTGTTGAATAGCAGCTTGTATGTTTGCTTCTAATTGAGCTTGTTCTTCTTCTTCAGGTTCTAATTCTAAAAATATACCAAAGTCATGAAGATTCAAATTAACTATCTCTTCTAGAGTTTTAATATTAAAAGTTGATATAGAGTTTTGCAAAGAAGACTTTGTTAATGGAAACTCAAGAGCGTCCGCTATTTTTAAAGTTACATTCTCTGCTATTCTGAGAGTTAAATAAAGACCAGCTTGATTAACATGCTTAGTAGCTATGTTTGAAGCATTGGCTGCTAATTTCTGCAGGCCAACAAGAGTGTTTCTATCTGGTAAACTACCGTCAACTGCTTCATTCAAGCCCGTGACATCACGTATCATTTGTAGATAATATTGGTACGTAGTTATTAAGCTTTGTATTTTAGCGTTACCACTTCCAGCTTGAAGTTCTTGTACTGGAACTTTACCAGCATTCATTTCACCATCTTGTGTTAATGATCTACCGATAACAGAACCAGTTTGAAAATACATATTCAATGCTTCAGCTGGATTATAATTAGTGCCATTACCAAGATCTACCTCAGCAAGTCCGTCCATGTCTAAATAAACACCATCTGGAACCATTCTAGATATAACCTGTTGTAATTTTAAATGAGTTATTTGTATCATATCAGCAAAACCCGTACATCTACTAACTATAGATTCTATTCTACCTTTATAAATTCTAGGAGCGCAAATAGCATAGTTCATTCTAACCTTAGTAGTGTCAGAAAGCGGTCTTGACATATTCTTAGATAACTCCCATTTAAGCATAATATTTGTACCTAAAACTTTAGCTCCGCTATATAAAACTTCAATAGATCTAGAAGCTCTTTCAAACATATCATTTTCCGGCGGATTAAAAGTATCATCTTTTTCAATAGCTTTCATCAAACCTTGCTCTGTTTGTTTTATTTTAAAAACCTGATCATGATAAGTTTTATAATCAAAATACAGAACCTGTACTGTATTATTATCATAATTTCCGTAACCAGTTATATATGATTTATTTCCAGGTGTATTTTGTATACGTTTTAATTCGTCTTCTGGTATATTAGGAAACTCTTTTTTAAGTTCAGGTATGGTTATAGATTTTACTTCACCAACGTAATATATATCTTCAAAATTAGGATCTTCTGTATATGAATAAACCATATAAGCTGGATCTACATAGTCAATAGTTACTCCATTAGCTGTATTAAAATCTGTTTTAACTGCTGCTATACCGCAAACAGCTAAATCCATATTTAATCTTCGCCTTGTTAGATTATATTTATTTTGAGCCATGACAGAAGATATGGCTTCTTCTTGAGCTATTTCTATAGACTGCTTATAACTTAGCTGCATGTGAAGTTCTAGCTCTTCAGGATTTTCTGGAACAATGTCTTTACTAGGAGATTGATAAGCCTCTATACCTAGTGTTTGCTGTAAATTATCTAAATAAGGCATAGATATCATGTCTTCGTAAAGCTTTGACGCGTATTCAGTTCTTTTCTTTACTGACTCAGGATCTTGAGCATATGCTTTTATCTCGTATGATTTTTGAGATATACCATTAACAATTATGTCTACAAATTTTGACAAAATAGGCACCGGCGTCCAATCTAAATTTAAATAAGACAAATCACCATTAATAGATAATTCATCTTTATATTTTTTAACACTTTGTTCGCCTCTAGCATATAGTCTTAATTGATTAAAATTATTCCAATTAGTTATATATCTATTACCTGTAGTTCTACCTTGATCAAACCATTCGCCTTCTATAGCTTGAGCTACTTGCTTACCATATTCAATGCTTGATTTCTCTTGCTCACTAACAACTTGGCTAGGAAATGAACTTCTAGTGTTGGTGTATATACCCATTTAACTTATTATTTTTGATGTAGCTCCTTTGTTATTGTATTTTTTTATACCTAAGTCAACAGGCTTTAATTTGCGAGGTGCGCTTGGAGCATACCTATGTTTATTACAAGCCATTAAAGCTAGCCCAGAGCTTATCGAAGCATCATGTTTTGTTCTATTATTTATATTAAACTTAGCCCAGTCTTCTAATGTTCTTTGAAAATAAACATCACCATATCCTGTTTCTTTTAAACCTACAAAATCCTCTATGTAAGATTCAATAGCGGCCGCGTGAGCTTGTTTAATATCTTCACTTGAATTAGGTATACCTCCTAATTCTCTTTCCGTAACAGAAAGCTTGTTTCTTTTTCTATCAGGCCTATTCATTGAAAAACCTCTGTAGCCTCTTCTTTTAAAATGATATAAAAGTCTTGGTTTGTTATTTTCTGCAAGTATTGGCATGCCGTAAAAAACACAAGCCATTAATACATCTTCAAAAAATATTTCAGCCGTTTGAGGTCTAGCTATGTACTCTAAAAAGAAATGATTAGGTGGTGTATCTGTCATTGAAAACTTTGTTAAACCATGTAAAGATCCTTTAGAACCTCTTTTGTCTACCGTGCCTGATATGTCGTAAGGATCACATCCAAAAGCACCTAAGTTTTCATTTAAAGGATATTTAATACCTCCTTTTGTTATTACTGCATTTTGCATATTAACAGATGGCACCCAAGTTATTAAAAATCTACCATTTTTATTAGGTATAAACAATACTTGACTATCTTGTACTCCGTCACGCCACATAAAATTACCCTTTGTAATATTTATAGAGTTTCTAAGATCTTCATTAAAATCTATTTGTTCATAAATCTTTGTTAAATTAAACAAAGACTCTTTTGACTCATCTCTAAAAGCATGTTTAGTTGTACGAGGGAATTGTCTGTAAAACTCATTTAAAGCATCTTGATCAGATTTCAAACCTTCTACTTCGTTATTCCAATACTCTATTACTCCTAAATCTATTTTTTCACCCTGTGGTCCTTCAATTTCTTTCTTTGGTGTATCAAAGACAGGTATTCCGTAAGAATCAATGTATCCTTCGTAATTCCATTCCATAGGTACAAACAAGCTATATAATCCAGAGCGAGTTTGTCCATTCGCATTTCTTTGAGTGACATCTGAGTCATTGTAAAGTTTTTTAAAATTACTGCCGCCTTTGTCTAATGAATTGCTAGTTGAACCCATCATACATTTACCTATAACTCTAGAACCTAGCCTTAAACACGTCTTCGTAACACGCCAATTATTTAATATATTACTAGGTCTCTCCCATTTTCCACTTTCATCGTGTACTAGTAGTTTTAATTTCTCCCCGTCGTAAGAGTTGTCGCCTGTGTTTTTCCAGTCGATCGTTGTATCGAGCCCGTCGAGCTCTCTAAGTGTCTCTTTGGCTTCAAGTTTTTTACGGGTATATTTCGTGGCGGGGACACGGTAGGCGAGTTCGGTTTTGGGTCTGTCCATACCGTCTTGTATCGGTTTGAAGAAGAATGGGTAGTTGACCGAAATTGGTACGACCTTATCTGTGAACATTTTCTTTGCATCTGGACCAGATTTGGACAATATCCCAAATCGTGAATCCGTGGATATTGTTGCAAGGTTAACTGATTCAGCTGAGGACATAAACGAGAATCCGCTTCGACGGTTCTTAAGATAGCACATACCATAAGACCGCTTGTCGGCTTT